GACATTGCCTTTGAGGTTAGAGGAAAACCAGCAACTGATACACATTATGTTATTGGGTATGACCGTGCTTGTGAAAAAATGATTGACGCCATTAAAGAACATTTCGGAGTTGAATCATGACTAAAGATGAAGCATTAAAACTTGCATTAGAGGCGTTGAAATTGTGGCTCAATCATAAACTGGATGAAGATACCGCATGGGAGGCCCATAACGCCATTAAAGAAGCACTAAAAATAAAAGATGAGCCTGTGGCGTGGGGCATGGAAAAAGACGGAGTTATCCTTGATGTAATCTGCCATGACGAACATGAGCGTGAAGAAGGCGAATACACCATACCTCTTTACACCACACCACAACGCACATCGGTAAAACTGAAAGATGACGATGAAATCCCTTGGGATGGAGTCGATGCCATGTCTTTTGCCAAAGCCATTGAAGCCAAGCTGAAGGGAAAAAATGCGTAAGCGGTCCAAGTATCGGCCAAAGCCAGTGATTTTGGACAACATGGCTTATGTTATGTCTGGCATGGTGCCAATGGTGAATCTCAAAGATAAGTTGGTTTCATTGCAATTGAAAAATCATTTTGCATTGGATGATTTGCGAATGGGAAAAGCCACCAAAAATGACATCGATACATTGATTGCAGCATTCAATATCACCGAGGCATTGGCCAAACAAAACATTGGAAATGAATACCAAAATGAAATTAAAGAGGCTCAAGACGCATTGTATGAATGTGCCAAACGAGGTGTTGAGATGAATTACCGATTCATCGTTAAAGGCCCAGAGCTGAAAGCAATCAATTTTGTAATGCAGCTGCATGACGAACAACTCAAGGCAGCAACAGTCAAGGACATCGAGGTGGCCACCAATTATGTCAATCAATGTTTGACACAGAAAAGAGCAAGACCAATATTATCAAAGTAAAGTTTTGGGAGGTTAACCAGACAATCAAGGATGTCGGATTTGGGGAATTTTTCTGGTTTCTGCCCCATTAAAAAAACGACCAAATTGACTCCCACCCATTAACCAAAGGAAAAACATGACAACACACGCACCAATATCAGCATCTAAACTTGAGCGAATCATTCTCTGCCCTGGCTCATATTTGCTTGAGAAAGATTTGCCCAATCCAACCAATGCAGCTGCACAACGTGGCACCAGCATCCATGAATTGGCAGATTTGATGTGGAATGAAATGGCCATTGACTACAATGAATTTGATGCCGAGATGGTACAAATTGCCATTGACTATGTGACCTATCTTAAAAAGACATCAGCTGCAGCCAGGTTTATTTTTCTCGAGCTGGATTTGACTCCACATTTGTCAAGGATTCATCCAGACTTGGGGGGCACTGCTGATGCAGTGTTTGTGATCGACAATGCACTTCATGTGGTGGACTTAAAAACTGGCCGAATCAAAGTTGATCCAGCCAACAATAAGCAGCTGATGATGTATGCACTTGGCGCATTGATGATGTGCATCAAAAAAGACATCAGAGTCACACACATATATTTGCACATATTTCAGCCACACAATAATTGCCAACCATATTATGTGTCATTTGATGACATGGAAAAATTTGAGGAGGAGTTGGTCATTATTGCCAAGATGGCAAATGAGCCAACTGCACCAAAGATTGCTGGCGCAAAACAATGCAAATATTGCCGAGCAAAAGCCATTTGTCCATCCATAAAAGATGCAGCAGTCAAAGCTGCACAAATTGATTTTGAAAAGACCACCAAAACCATGCATGAGCTATTGGATAAAGCAGAATTGTGCAAAGTATGGGCTGAGTCTGTACAAGACGCTGCAAAACAGTATTTGGGCAATGGAGGTGAAATACAAGGTTGGTCACTACAAGCTGGACGCAAGATGACCAAATGGAATCCAGAGTTCAAACACGATTGGCCAGCCGAGGCTTATGAGCTGAAAACACCAGCTGCAGTTAAAAAGTTGAAGATTGAGATTCCCGATGGTGCTATCATCGAAACCCATTCTGCCCCATCACTCACTAGAATCAAAGAATAATAAAAAAAGGGCAGCTGCTGAAAGCTGCCCTTAACCCTTACAAACCCTCAAAGGAAAGAAATGGCTGAAACCATTATAAAACAAAACGACACTGAACATCCATTTTGGATGCAATTCGGTGATAAACCCATTTTTTGCGGTTTTACAGATCAGAAACGGCCAGTGGGCATCGATGGCGTGATGGGCATTGCTGAGGCTGCTACATCAGGCAAATTGGGCACATATGACCAAGCCAAGGCTCTGAGCCATCCATATGTGGGATTGTCTCTATTAAAACCATTTGAAGTGCAGCCAGACTTATTTTTGGTCTGCATCGATCTCGATTGGAAGAATGCCAAAGACTATCAGCCACATACAGAGCAGCTGATGCTGATGACTTATCTCAATAAACTTGGGGCAGCATATGAGACATCATTGTCTGGCCATGGTGCGCATTATTGGGTTTTGATGCAAAGAAACAAAATCCCAAAATGCATTACATTGTCTGAAAACAGGCAAATTGAATTCTTTTCAGGATTTACTGGTCAAAAGAAAAACATTCTTTTGACAGATTGGGATTATTGTGGCCAATTGCTTGAGGTCAACATCATGGATCAAATGCCATCCAATTCCAAATCTGATGATGTCAAATTATTATTATCATTCATCGATGCTGATGATTATACCGATTGGATTTCAGTTGGCATGATATTGAAAAAAGAGCTGGCTGAATTGGGATTTGAGTTGTGGGATCAATGGTCCAGAAAATCAGACAAATATGACCCATTTATTATGTCAACCAAGTGGGAATCATTTAAAAAAGATGATGGAATTGGCATTAGACAATTATTAAAACTGGCAAAAAATCATGGTTTTCAAGGCGAAATTAGTGCTTTTAATAATTCTGAAGATGATTTTGTTAATAATCCAAGCAGTGGAGATTTTGACAGGATTATTGATTCTGAAACTGGTGAGATTATTATCAAGGATATTTGGGAAAGCCGAATAATCGATCCAATGACTGTATTGACCAGTCCAAATTGGGTGATTGATGGGTTTTTGGCAGATGGATTGACGTTGATTGCTGGCGCACCAGGCGTGGGGAAAACATCAGCGATTGTCCCGCTGGCCATGCAAGTGGCTGGATTTAGCAGCCATTTTTCAAATGTGGGCGTTTTAATCAGGCGCAAAGTGATTTATTTAAGCGAGGACACTGGACAGGTTCAGCGCATTCAATATGCCCTACAAAAGCGAATTAGGCGCACTCATGGCGATTCTGAGTTTGGATGGTCAGAGATTGCCGATTGGTTCAAAGTTGTGGCCACCAAACGATCCAGTGCGTCAGATATTGCCAAATTGGCCATTTTGGCTGCCAAGCATGAGACAGTGTTCAAAGACTATTCAGGAAACGATGCCCAAATCAAGCCATTGATCGTCATTGACACGGCATCAGCGTCATTTAACGTGGAATCTGAGAACGACAATGCTGAGATTGCAAAATACATCAGCGCCATCAAAGAAGGGCTTATAGGGCGAGGATTTCCAGTTTGGGTGGTTACCCATACACCAAAGGCTTTAAAGCGTGCTGATGTCAGGGATTTCAGTGCCAGGGGGGCTGGAGCATGGGAAGGCGATGCCAATTGTGTGGCTTATTTGTTTCAAGAGGATGGACTTGAGGAAAGATTCTTAAAACTTGGAAAACATCGATACCAGGCTGATTTTGATGAGGTGGCATTTGAAACCAACATTTACACAGAGTTTGTGACCGATTCATTGCGTGGGCCAGTTGAGTTGTCAGTGCGCTGGGCCATTCCATCCAAGTCCATGGAGTCCAAGCGGATCGAGGCCAAAGAATTGGCCAAAGAAGAAAAGATGGAATCTGTCAAACAATCCAGAAAAACGGAAATCATCGACATTTTGAATTCAGAGATTGCAGCTGGAAAATATCCAACCAAACGATCGGTCAGGAATTTGGTGTCTGGCCGAACCGAGGAAATTGGAGCCATCATCGATGCACTAATTGATGATGGTTCAATCATGGAAGTTGATCTGCCAGCTGAATTAAAAGTCGGTGCAAAACGGACTTCATTGGTTCCCAATTTGTCGGGAACCAATGGATTTTGATGGTAATACAAAATGATTAAATTCAATTGGTTCCCAAACCATTGGTTCCCCTAAGGAAAAATATGGGGAACCAATAGTACCTAAGTGGTACTATTGGTATCGGTTCCGAGGAATCGGGAACCAATGGGAACCAATGGGAACCAATAGTACAAAAGGTTTAAAATTATGAATAGAGATGAATTAGGGAATGGCGAAAAAGATGACTTTGATGACCGCATTTTTTGTGATGAATGCGAGCATTTTGTGTCAAAGAATTGGTATTTAAAATGTGAAGCTGGTCAGACATACATACTTGGGATAAAAAACAGATGCACACTATTCAAGAAAAAAACACCCAAAAACCAAAGATTTTGGGAATGAAAGAACACAAAATCCAAGTCAAAGTGATCCAACATATTCGCACATTTTTTCCAGATGTGTTAATTTTTGCCATTCCAAATGGATCAGCAACTTCAGCCAAAAATCGATTGATGTTGTTTTTGGAAGGTTTGACCGCTGGCATTCCAGACATTTTTGTCGCTGAATCCAGGCATGGTTTCAGCGGTTTGTTCATTGAATTGAAAACCAAAGAAGGTGTCGAATCACACGATCAAAAGAAAATCAGACTTTTATTGCAAAAGCGTAATTATTTGGTCTATGTGGCCAGGTCACCAGAAACTGCAATTGATTTGATTACCGACTATGTGTGCTGATTCACAACAGTTCACAAAATTTCACAAATTTATGTTACAGTGTTTGAAATTAACTTTGGAGCTGAAAAAATGTTTGGATATAAATTGACTGAATGGCTTGGAATGATTGCAATTGGCGTTATGTTTGCTCTAATGCTAATATATGGCTGGACTCATTAAGGATAATCATGCCAATCACTAAGAAACCAGACGGCTGGTATTGGGGCAGCAAAGGCCCATTTGATACCAAGCAAAAAGCAGTTCAAGTCGGCCAAGCAGCTCATGCAGCTGGTGCTGATGAAGAATCAACACAGGTCAAGGAAAAAAAACAAGGCAAATTGACGTTTGCTTTGGATTATCACAAGACATATTCAGCTGATCCAAAATTTTGGAATGTATTTATTCAGTTGGTTTATTTGCGCAAAGATAAATTGCTTTGCGTTTCACATTCGACCGATGCAGATGAGATCGATGAATTATATAAATCAATCGGCAAGATAATAGGCAAAGATAATGTGGTATTAACAAATGGCCAAGCAAAAAAACCATATTGTGATGATCATGGAATTGATATTGATATTTGGATTGATAATAATCCAATTCATATTATTCAAGACCCAGATAATTAATCATGCCAGTCAGTCCACATAATACAAAATGTGCCAGCTTGGGATGCAATGAAGATCGATCAAGATTATCAACATTTTGCTTAAAGCATGGCGGTCGAGATACTTATGTGGCCAAAAAAACTATTGAAAGAAAATCTTTCAATTCAATGTATGACTCATCATCATGGAAGAAATTAAGGAAGGCGAAATTGTCAGCGCAGCCGATTTGCCAGGCGTGCCTAGGGTCAGGCATAATTTCACCAGCATCAATGGTCGATCATTTGTTCAGTTGGAGTGCCATTGGGAAGGATGCATTCTATCGGAATGTGTTTCAATGTTTGTGTGCCAGCTGCCATGCTGAGAAGACGCAGTTGGAACGTGATGGGATATATCGTCATTACACAGTGCCAGTGACTGACTATCAATTGATTGACTATCAATCTGCCATGGGGATTGCGTCAGTTGATTCAGCCAATGAGGTCGGTGCAGCGCATGGGTTGGGCGAAATCCTGAAAACTTAAATTTTGGTGGGCCGAAAACAAGCAAGCGCGGTCCCCAATTTTCTGCAAAACAAATAGGGGGGATCAATTGGTTTCCCCAAACTGATAGGAAAAAGCTATTATGAAAAAACCAGCCGAGTTACACGCAGTTGAAGGCACACGCATGGTGCGTAAGTCTGGCAAGCCAGCGGCCATTCCAGCCGAGCTGAAAACCAGAATGCCATTTGCGGAATGGCACGACCATCCAGAAAAATTTGACAAAAAACAATTTGTCAAAGAGGCATCAGACTTTTTGTTTGATGTTTATGGGATTGGGGATAACCAAAATCGACACACATTGGGGATGCTGGCCGACACCATGGAAATGTACGTCAGCTGCAATATGCAGCTCACAAACGACCAGCTGATGATTTGGCACAATGATGGCAAAACTGCAGCCATCAATCCATTGGTCAATATCAGGGCCAAGGCTTTGGAGCAATGCATTCGATTGATGGGTGAATTGGGGTTAACCCCCAAAGCCAGATTGTCTGGAAAGGCAACCAAAGAATCCAGTTCAATTGACACATTACTTAGAGGACCAAAAGCTGCATGAATTGGCAAGATGGAATTCTTTATGCAACGCAAGTCAGCCGAGGTGAAATCAATGTTTGCCAGGATGTCAGGCTGGCGTGTCAGCGATTTATCAATCAGTATGAAAACAAAGACTGGGAATGGGTTTTTGATGAGGATTATCCTCAACACGTTTTAAATTTTGCAGCCACATTGAAACACACCAAGGGTCCCAATGCTGGCGATCCGATTTTGCTCGAGCCATTCCAGATTTTGCTGATTTGTGCCATTTATGGTTTCAGGTCCAAAAAGAATCGAACAAAAAGAATGGTCACCGATGTGATTTTGTTCATTCCAAGGAAAGCTGGCAAATCGACCATCACGGCCATTTTGGGTTTATATGAGCTGCAGTTTGGCGAGGCTGGACCAGAGGTGTTTACATTGGCCACCAATAGGGAACAGGCCACCATCGTTTTTGATTCGGCCAAAGGATTCATTGAGCATATGCCCAAAGAATTGGCTGATCGATTCAATCCCAGTAAATATGAAGTCAAAAAAGCTGGAGACAGTCAATCAATGTTTAAGGCTTTGAGCCGAGACACAAAAAAGACAGGTGATGGTAAGAATCCCAGCTGCGTGATCATCGATGAGGCTGCACAGATTGTGGACAGGAATTCCATCGAGGTACTGCACTCAGGTATGGTGGCCAGACAGAATCCTTTGAGGATTTACATTACAACTGCGTCATTTACCAAAGACACCAAGTTTTATGAGGATATGTCAATGCACCAATCCATGCTATATGGTGAGGCCAACGACAATCCAAGATGGTTTGGGCTGCTTTATGCGTTGGATACAAAAGACGATTGGCGTGATCCAGCAGTTTGGGCCAAGGCAAATCCAATGCATGGAATTTCAGTGTTTGAGGAAGCCATTGCTCAAAGAGCTGAGGAGGCCAAACACAAGCCAGCTGCACTCAATGAGTTTTTGTGCAAAACGCTGAACATTTTTGTATCGGCTCAGAGTGCCTGGCTGGATCGGACATTTTGGGATGAGGCTGCACAAATTGAGGATGATCGAACACCAGAAGATGTGTTCATTGGATTTGACCTGGCAGCCACTCGAGATTTGAATGCAGTTTGCACATTGAAACGATATGGCGAGTTGGACTACCGAGCCGAATTCAAATTCTTTTTGCCAGAGGCTGGCTTGGAGTTGATCCCAAAGCATTATGCAGATATTTTTAGAGTGGCAGTCAAATCTGGCATTTTGAAAATTACTGAAGGTAATGTGATGGATGATCGAGAAGTGAGCGATTACATCAAGCAGCAATGTGAAAAATACAATGTCAAGGAAGTTGGTTACGATGCATACAATGCTGCAAGTTTGGTGGCCAGGCTGCATGAAGCTGGCATCCCAGTTAAAAAAGTTGGTCAGGGCATGGGCGTGTTATCAAATCCATCGAAATATGTGGAGAAACTTATACTGAACAAGCAAATCAAGCATGATGGCAATCCATTTGTGGGATGGCAATTGTCCAATTGCGAGGTTTATGAAGATGTGAATGGCAACATCAAAGTGCGCAAAAATGAGGCAGACAAAGCAGCCAAGGTGGACGGCATTATTGCCATGATCATTGCAGCTCATTGCAGCTTAGATAATCCATATGCGTCAAGTTCGTTTGGATTTAGATCGTTTTAGTGATACTATGTGACCCAAATGGGGGAAAAACATGGGAATATTTGACTTTTTCAGAGGTAATAAAAGCGTAAAAGGCGAATCTAATACGCTTTTTGGCCAGACCCAACTGGGCAATCAGATTGTTCGCACCAATCAAAATGGCCAGCAAGGCTCTGCATTTCAACTTTTGTACGTGACCACCAGCAGCGTCACAAACGCTGGTCGCATTGTTGATATGTCGGTATTGTCGAGAAATTCGACAATTATGTCGTGCGTGGGAGTCAAAGCCAGAGCATTGGCCCAGTGCAGCGTGAACATCATGTATAAATTAGATGATGGCACATTTGTGAATGCCCTTGAATCTGATTTGCCTGGTACTCGAGACAAAACCAAAGCCAAGCAAGTGATGAATTTGCTGCAAGACCCAAACAACTTTCAAAACGCATATGAGTTTTGGTATCAGTGGTGTATGTGGCAAGATTTGGCTGGTGAGTGTTTTACATTGTTGCTGAGAAAAGACAACAAAGATTCTTTACAAACACCCATCGAAATGTACAACTTGGATGCCACATTGATCACAGTTCAGATGACCAATTTGCGGTATCCGAGCTATCGCATGAGCACACCAACATATGGATTTAATCAAGATGAGCCATTGCTGCCACATCAAGTGATCCATATTACTGAGGCAGCGTGGCAAGGTTCAGCTGGTTTCAACAAAGGCATTTTGGCCACTGAATTGGTGGCATTGGATACAGACATTGACTTGTATGCCAACTATGTAATGCAAAATGGTGCAAAACCAAGCGGATTGTTCAAGACAGATCAAGTCATTCCAGATGCCAAGTATAAAGAAATTGCAGCCAGGCTGAAAGAGGCTTGGGCATCGATGACTGGCTCAAAGCCCACCGACACCAGCAAGCCAGGCCAAGGAATGCTGCTTGATCAGGGCATGACATTTGAGACTGTGAAAATGTTGACTTTGCAAGATGCTGATGCAGCCAAATTGAAAGATCAAACGACTAAGCGAATTTGTGCATTGTTTGGAGTTCCATCGCAGCTGCTGGGCTTGGAAATGGGCAAATACAACAACACCCAAACTTTGCTCGATGAGTTTTACAAAACAACAATGTATCCGATGATTATCAACATCGAGCAAAAATTCACCAAACAGCTTCTGCGTGGATACCCTAATCTTTGCATCAGATTTGACACCAAAGACTTTTTGAAGGGCGCAGCACTGGATCAAATGAATTTTGTGACCGCTGGTGTTTCAGCTGGAATATTCACACCCAATGAGGCCAGAGAATATTTGAATATGCCCAAAGTTGATGGGGGCGATCAATTGCCAGCTTTGGACCCAATGAATATTTCCAAAACCAATGTGCCAATCAGTGGCAAGCCAGTGGCCAAAATTGATCCAATTGCTGGGTCCAGTCCACAGGATACTGGTGGAGGTGGAGGCAGCACATCACCCAAGATGGCAATCAATACTGCAAAATAATGAACAACACAAAAAAAATAATTCGGATTTTGTCTTCACAAGTCAAATCGAGTGGTGTTACACTACCGAAAACTGATGACAAAACCCATACAATATTACAAGATAATAATCAATCCATACACAATGGGGTAGTCAATGAAAAATTTGAGTCTAATTTGCGAGGCCAAAGTCAGCCTAAAAAAAGAGGCAGACCAAAAAGCAAATCCTAGTGGAAAAATTTCTGCACGAGTCACGACCTGGGGAGCCAGAGAAGGTGAAGACGGCAGAAAATTCAATTATCAGCCAGATGGATTCATGGAATGGGCCAATGAGTTTGCCAAAGCTGGCAATCCATTGCCAATGTTTTTGAATCACAACGACATGGGAATGCCAGTCGGTGAATGGAATGAATTCCAATTTGACGATGATGGCATGACTGCTGAAGGCAAATTGTTTCTCAGCACAGTCGGTGGCTCTGATCTATACAATGTTTTAAAAGAATCCCCCAGCTTATTTGGTGGCGTTTCAGTCGGTGCATATGCCGATGAGGCCCAAATGGTTGATTCTGATGGTAATCCATGTGATGACGATGATGAAGAATCATATTTCCAAATCACCAAAGGTGGATTGCGTGAAGTATCAGTGGTGATGTACCCAAACAATCCCAAAGCTGAAGTGATGAATTTGGAATATTTTGATGGCAATGGCCATGCAAATCCAAGAGTGATCGAGAAAGCACTGCGTGATGCTGGGCTTTCAAGAAAAGATGCGACCACTGCATCTTCAATTCTGAAGAAAATACTCGAGAAACGTGATGTTTCTGAGGAAGTCATTCAGGAAACCCCAAAACCGAGCGAATCGGATGCGGTGGTCAACGAGGCCGATTCAATTCTGAAAGCCCTTGAGGAAAGAGAATTGTTGAAAGCACTTTCAAAGCGTCTTAAATAAGGAAATCATTATGTCAGTCGAAAAAATTCTAGAAAAAGTCGATGCCATCGAGGCATCAAATGTTGCAAAAATCGAGGAAGTAAAAGCCGAGACTCTTGCAAAAGTTGAAGAAATTTCTGTTGCAACCACAGAGAAATTGGCAGCTATTGAAGCCAAATTGTCTGAAATCAACACTGCCCCATCCATCATCAAGCCATCCAAAACCATCAAGGGCGATGTCAATAAAATGGTGCGTGAGCAATTGTCCAAGTTTGTCAAAAAAGGCAAAATGGAAAAAGAAATCAAGTTGTTTGAGTCTGATGATCAGTATCAAGCATATTTGATGGAAAGTTCATCTTTGACAGGTGGCGGTTACAACGTTGGTGGACGTACTGCTTATGATCCAGTATTCCACACATTGCGTTTGATTAACCCCATGCGTGGTTTGTCTCGCAACGTGACAACTGAAGGCTCTACCTATCAGTTCAGAGCTAAAGTTGGAAATGCTGGTGCAACATGGGGCTATTCCATTCAAAACAATGGTTCAGCAACAACTGAAAACACCAACATTTGGCAATTGGTATTGCAAGATTTGAACGTGCAATTCCCTATCCGCACTGCTGCACTCGATGACATCGATGGTTTAGAGGCCAACGTTGTTGACGATATGTTGATGGAATTCAGCCAAGTTGAGGGTCAATCAATGATCCAAAATAACGACCAAACTGACACTCCCAATACATATGGTGGTACACAAGGTTTGCGTGGTTTGAATCAATATGCAAACAATGGTGCAGCTGGCACATACACTGGTGGAGCAATCACAACTGCTGCATTCGGTTCATCAGGCATTTCCACTAGCAATGGCTTGAACAGTTTGGCAGTTTATGATCAGTTGACTACCAACGGCAACACTGTTGGTGCAGCCAATGTGACATATACCGATGTGATCAACTTCATCTATGCATTGCCACAACAATACTGGACACCAACTGCTAAGTTTTTGGTGAATCCTTTCATGTTGGGACAAATCAGAGGCTTGAAAGATTCCAACGGCACACCAATTTTCGAGCGTATGCATCCCTTGGACAATGGCCCTGGCACTGGTATTGTTGGCACATTGCTTGGTTTTGATGTTGTGGTTAACAAGTATCTTGATAATCCCTCACAAACAACCACTGCATCAGCTGGTACATTGAACAAGTTCCCAATGTATTTTGGAGATTTCCAACGCGGCCATACAATCGTAGACAGGTTGAACATGGTTTTGCGTAGATACGATCAGACATTGCCTGGATACATCACATTCTTCGGTGAGAAGCGTTTGGCTGCATCCAATGTCGATCCTTTCTCTATCATTGCCTATCGTTCAACTGCTACTGCAGCAAACTAAAAGAGTGGGGGCATTTGCCCCCACCTTTTTTTCATTTTATTTTTTTGGATTTATTTATGAGCACAAACATCATTCTTGAGGCCATTCAAAAATCACTGAACAAGCAAAAGCGTGTGACAGTTAATTTGAAAGAGGCATCAGCACTCACTGGCTCAGGCTCTGGTGTCGGTGGTCGAGTTATTTATGACGATGCATTTGCTGCATTGCGTTTGTATAACCCTTTGAGAGCAGCTGGTGCAAGGGAAATCAAATCGATCGGATCAGATGAGGCTTTTGTGGTCAAGACTGGTAATGTTACCAATCCCACAAACCCATGGGGCTACACATTCACACCCAATGTGGGCACACCAAACGAGGCAATTTCTTTTTGGCAATTGCCAATGAGAGCCATTGCAGCTCAAGTCCCAGTGCGTACTGCGGTTTTGAGTGATGTAAATGCATTAAATGAAACAATCATTGAAGACGTTATGCTTGAGTTTTCTCAGCAAGAGTCACTTTCAATGATGCTAAACAATGACCAGTCTGGAACAACCACAACCACTTATGGTGGCACATTGGGATTGCGTGGCTTGAATAGTTACACCAGCGGATCAACTGCAGCATTTGGCACAAATGGTTCAGCGATCACAAACGGAATTCACACAGTATTGACAGTGACTGCAACCACTGGCGGTGCCATTGCTTACAACGACATTGCTGCATTGAATGCTGCATTGCCCCCCCAATACTACAATGACCCCACTTGCGCATGGATGATGCATCCTAGCACAATTGATTATTTGAGGACTTTGAGAGATTCATCAGGTATGCCATTATTCTTGGAAATTGGTGACAAAGATGGATATTCAATTGGCAATATCTTTGGCCATCCAGTAATTCCCAATACATACATGGATGAAATTGGTTCAGGCAAACTGCCAGTTTATTTGGCAGCTTGGGGCAGATTTATGACCATTGTGGACAATGAAGAAATGTCATTCCAGTGGTTTGAGCAAACTGCACCAGGCTTTTTGACACTCTTTGCTGAAAAGCGTGTTTGCAGCACAATTCGAGATGTATTTGGTGGCGTGAGACTTTCAACTTAAAGGCTCAAAATGGCTCTGGACAGTTACACCAATGGCCCATTTTTGGGCACAAATAGAAATCCATTTTCT